TTTCTGTTCTTAGGCCACCTACATTTAAACTTCTGTACTACGACATTATCTAAATTTTTCTCATCCCCAGTTACAATGAGAATATTATGGCCATTTTTGTGTGAATGCACATGATGAGTAATGAAGTTATTAACTTCAATCTCTCTTGTATTAGTCTTTAAATCATCAATGTAATTATGAAGATCAATACAATCTTTATCAGTCATCATTTTATTTCCCTACACTTTTCTTGTAAGAATTTTTTTTGTTTTTTAAGCATGTCATTTTCTTCCATTAGTTTTTTGTTTTCTTTTTCCGTTTCTTGTAACTTTAAGTTTAGTTGTTGAAGCTCTATTTTCCATGGTTCGTACATCTAAAATTTCCTCCTTGTATTGTTTAATTGACATTTTGTTTTTGGTTGCTTGAAAACCTACATATTCATTAACTAACTTTGAGATCATTGATGCAGGTGATCTAAACTTTTGATTACAAAGTCCTTGTAAGACATCATAATCGGGTTTTCTTACTGCTACTGATTTAAATTTATTTGTATCCATGTTTTTTTAACTCCTCTTTCATTTGTTGTTTATTTTTTATTTTTGGGTTTCCTAGCACTATAATAAATCTTTCAAAATAAGGATTTTTATCACTAAAGTCCCAACCCTTTTTTTTACTTAATCTATGATGCGCTGCGAACTGTCTTTCTTTCCAACACATTTCTGATACTTTTAAAAAAGCCATATAGACACTCCCATAACGAAAGCAATTTTTGGAAATAATAAAGTTAACAATACTATTCCAATTATTAAATGAACCCAACTCATCTGCTCTCCAATTCATTCATAGCTAACATAGTACATAGATCTGTGTGTAATGGTTTTTCATACATATCTTTATGTTTAATATGTACGTTCTTTAATTTACCGGCTATCTCATCAAAATTAGTTCCTTCTGATAGAGCAATATCTATCTTCTCAACTAATGCTTTGAATAACTTTGATTTACTTTTTAGGTTCATTGGTTCCTTTCATCATTTGTTTTATTATCGTCGTATAAGGATTAGGCTGTAAGTCTTTAGCGCAACTTACTAACATTATCTGTAAAAGTATTATCAAAGTAAGTTTCATTGTTTTTTCCCTATCCCATTAATATAAGAAATCCCATCATCTATGTCAAGCTGTATTTTATGTTAATATGATTTATGAAAGAATTTTTTCTATTTGGTATTTTATGCACAATTAACCCAATGACTGGTGTAGAGCAGTGCGCCTATATCAATGAGGCTCCAATAGTATATTACTATGAAAAAACCTGTAAAGACGTAGCAGTTAAAAAAGTCAATGAAATAGGGACTAATTTAACTAAAGTAGGGGTCAAAATAACTCAATTAAACATGGCCTGCATTGTTGACAAGTCTAAAGTAAACACTTGATTTTACACCAAATAGTTGATAAGATAATCACATGAAGCAATATCGTTTTCAATGTTACGCAGCTGGGCTATATTTCACTAGTGTCGTAAACGCTGCTAATGATGAGGATGCGATAGAAGGCTTCACACAGAATATAATTGATAAAAAGTATTCTGTAGAAACCGATGGTTTCGGTCGTGGTAAACGTCGATTCCATCTTACTTATGAGGAGCTAGATAATGGCACTGCAAAAGTTGATATCGGAGAAGCTACAGCTGGAATCCAAATGGGCCAGCCAAGCATTGTCACAGGGTAGAGTTACTACCGACATGAAGTGGATCGATATTAAAATTAAAGAATTAAGAGTTGCAATCAACAATCAAAGTGTAGTTGATGCAAAGTCTCTTTACCAAGAAACTGCTTAATTAGTAGTTTTTATATTAACTTTCTAAAATCATTTATTTGATAAGGGGCCTTGCACCGCTTTTTTTAAGGCACAGTCTGCACAAAAATATTCCTTATTCTCTATAACTACTGCTTTAGATTTACAGATCTTACATTCTCTGTAAATAGATGAGGAACTTTCTCTGTGTATTTTTTCATTTTTCCCTGCCATAATTTATCCATCAGTTGTTTCATATCCGGGTGAAGCTCCCAGCACAGAACATTTAATCTTGAAAAGAAATTTACTTCTTCTCTTGTTTTAGCAACATAGAAAAAACTAGCATCACCATGTTTTTTAATAGCTCTAAATCTATGATTACCATTTCTAATTTCATTTTTAAGATCTATAACTATTGGACATAACAAACCATTTTGTTCGATATCATTTCTTACTACAGCTTTAAAATCTGCATGGGTTCCGTGAACCATTTTAAGATCTTTAAACTTTCTAAGTTCTAATCTATGTTTAAATATTGTATATAAAGGCCAAATAGTTTCACCGTAATTTGCAATTATATTTTTATGAAGCTTGTCCAAAATCATCTCCTAACGCAACGTCAACTTTACTTGGAACTTTAAACTCCATACAGTTTTCCATTGCTTCTTTAATTATTTTTACATCTTTTTCATTTTCTACATCAAAACAAAGCTCATCGTGTATCTGGACTTTTGGTAGATAACCTGCTTCATAACAAGCAATAATAGCTTGTTTAGTTTGATCAGCAGCAGAACCTTGTATTAATCTGTTTAATGCTTTGTAAGTGAAAGCTCTTTTAATATTACTTCTACCATATTTTGATGAAGCATTTTCAAAAGTTTCAGCTGTGTGAATACCAAAGTCTCTTGGCTCCCACATATCAAACCTACACTTTCTACCTTTCTTAGTTCTAATAACGCCTTCGTCACTTGCTTTCTTCATACATCTGTCAGATAATAGCTTCACAAATGGAACCTTTCTATTATATTTTGCTATTAGGGCTGATGCTTCTTCAGTTGATAATCCTAGAGAATTGGCCAATTTATTTTTCCCCATACCATACATTAATCCTAGCCCTATTGTCTTTGCTTGCTTTCGTTCTATGCCTGCTAAATCGGCTACAGTCTGGTGAAAGTCAGTTTCTGAGTTTGTATACGCCTCTACTAGTTCATTAGAGCCTTCATAGCCCTCACCAATAGAGGCTGCATAGTGTACTACCATTCTTGGTTCTTGCTGTGAGTAATCAAAACTTCCCCATTTACAACCTGTCTCGGGTAAGAAGAGACCTCTGATTTTTGGTCCAAAATCTTTATTACGAGCGGGTAACTGTTGAAGATTAGGATTAGCCATAGACAGACGGCCAGAGACAGTGCCCCCACTGTCAGAACGTAACTGATTAATTTCCCCATGTATCCTTCCCTTGTGTTCGTATTTTAATATTGAGTCTAAGAATGTACCATGAAACTTGTTGATCTCCCTGGCTTGTGCTATATATTTACTAATTTCGTGTTTCGAATTAGATAACCAATTTTGTGTAAAAGATGGCTCATGAGTTTTGTCAGTACGTGGATACTCTATCCCTAATTTGTCGTAGGCTTCGGCTATTTGTCTTGCTGCCCATATGTCTACTTCTTTTCCACATAGCTCTTTTATTTTTATTAAAAATTCTTTTTCCTGAGCTTGAAATTCTTTCTTTAATTTATGAGCTTTTTCAACGTCTACTTTTATACCTTTCTGTCTCATTTTAATTAAGATAGGTAATAATTTAGTTTCAAGTTCCCATATTGTTTGTAAATTTTGATTGTTAATTTCTGGTTTAAATCTTTGCCATAAAAGATAAGTTAACCTTGCGTCTTGCTCTGCATAAAAACCAACATGCTCTGCAGGTAACATCCACATCTCCCCTTTAGGATCTATACCGTGATCCTTTGCAGCTTCTTTTAGATCTTGTTCGGACTTTAGCTCACCAAGATAATCTTTAGATAATGCATTTAAGCTATAAGACCATCTGTTCTCATCAATTACAGCAGCTGTAATCATTGTATCCACTATTTCGCCTTCTACTTTTATACCCATTTGTGCTAACCAACCTACGTCGTACTGTCCGTTATGGAATATTTTTCTTGAAGGTAACTTACACACATCTTTCATGTATTGAATTACTTGTGGCTCAATCATATTACCACCACCAAAATGTTTAAAAGGATAATAACCCTGCCATCCCTCTACTGCTACAGCAAAACCAATAACATAACCATTACCAGTTGCCCAACCTGCACCTAACTTATTATTAATTCCATCATCTCTTGTTTCTAAATCAATTGCTATCTCGTCATATTGAGATAGATCTTTGTATTCCGATGGACAAGACCAAATATGTTTTTTTAAATTAAATGTTAATTGTAAACCTGTCATGCTGATGCCTTTTGATTAAGATAATAAACTCTTCTTTGAGAGCCGTCATATTTTGCTAACCTTCGTTTCATTTTTTGATTCTCCTCGTATAGTTCTTCATTACGCTCAGTAAGCTTTTTAATTTTCGCTCCATATATTTTTCTATAGAGTAAGCTCCAATTTCTACCTACGCTTTTTTGCTTTATCATCTGTCAGTTTTTTTATTTCTAAATCACAATAATGTTTTATTTTTTCTAGATCTTGTATACCTGCTTTGTTTTTGTACCGACAAACATATTTAATTACATTGCCTTGGAAGAAAGATAAGTCATTCTTTGAAATAAACTCATAGGGTTGTATATGAAATTCTTTGTAATGGTTCCCCCCAACCTGTTTATCTTGTGGAAATGAACTATCAAACATATCTTTATTTGTCATACCCCACACATCCCTTCACATTCATTATTAAATAAATCAGGACCCTCATCGTTTTTAAACTTTACTTCATCTAAAGGTACACATTTTCTATGTACAAAGTTTTTTACTTTTGGATTGTGCATACGCATCTTTTTATCAAATTCTACAGCAGATGCAAATTCTTTCGGTCTGTTGTTTTTCATATCTATCCAAAAATTATCATCATGAAAAGGACAACCAATACAAGCAGATTTAACTGGTATTTTAAAACCTTTACCTTCATACCATTTTAAACAATCTGTTCTAGACATTTTCTTATCAATTAATGGCCATACATTTTTCTGCCACCAAAATCGTGATGGTTTCATCCTCATGATTTCATCTGTTGATATACCTATCCACACTTCTATATGTTCTGTTTTAGGAAACCTTTGTCTAGGTACAAGCCCACATAACTCTCTAATTTTTTTAGCAATGGGTGTTATTTTATATTCTCTAGTACATTGTCTACGACCCATTCCCTTTTTACCATTCTCGTTTAATGTATAGAATGGAGCGGAAGCAAATTGATTACCGCCTGGTCCGAGAGCCTTGAGGATGTCATCTTGGATATTACCCTTTTTAACAATGTGTACAGGGTAACTTAAAACGCCTTTAAGATATTCAAGGTGCTCTATTACCGGCGCAGGTTCCCATCCCGTGTCTGCGAAGATCGCTGCGTCAGGTTTAACCCCAAACTCTCCTGCGTCAGCCATCAAGGCCATTGTCGAACTTTGTACACCAGCTCCTAGCGATAATATTCTTAATTTTGGTTCTTTGTTTACTTCCATACCCTCTCCTTTTAATTGTTTCCTTGTAAAAATACAAGATAATCTTCACCAATAGGGTAATGATATTTATAATCAGTACTTAATAAATGTAGGCTATCTCTTGCTCGTGTTACTCCCGTATACCAAACTTTCTTTTCATTTGATTTTTCTTCATTGTTTTTATGTCTATAACTTGCAGGCCAATTAGCTTTTGAATAAAGTAACACATGATTAGCCTCATCCCCTTTAACGGAATGTATTGTATCTATTATAACATTAGGGTTACCGTCAAGCTTATCTTGTTTATACCTTCTCAATAATCTTAAAAAATAAATAACTTGTCTTGGTTTAAAATTACGTCTAAGGATCCACCACCATTGTTTACTTTGATCTTCATCAGGTAGATCTAAGCCACACCATTCCTTTAAAGCTTTAAAGTTATATCTTGTATAATCCGGTTGCTGTGACCAAAACTTATTGGTTCTATAATCAGAGCTAGTTACTTGTCTGATATACCTATACATAGCCTCAGCTTCTTTTTTCATAATCTCTTTACCATTAGAAATAGCTGTCCAGGCTTTAATAGCTACCCATTGATTCTGATCAAATGACTTACGACCTTTGTTATCCGCAAAATATATACCCGCATCTTTGGCTAATGCTTTTAATTCATTAACCGTTGTATTTACCCTTCCAAGTAAAAACCATTTACCATCATCTTGTTCAAAAGGTATTTCTTTAAAGCTTAAATATCTTTTTACTGTTCCGTCTTTAACTAAAGGTTCAAACTCCTTATCAACGCTGTCTAAGATACCTTTACGAACTATTTGTGAGAACTGGTGTATTGCAGTACCAAACCTTCTAGTCTTACGTAACACCACTTTTCGTCCTGGAAAATACTTAGTAAAGTAATTTGTATCCGCACCATTCCATTGGTAAATAGCTTGGTCATCATCTCCAGCTAAATAAATTCTTTTTACATTCTCAGACATTTTATAAATTAAGGACCACTGCAAAGGAGTAAAGTCCTGAGCTTCATCTAATATTAATAGATCTAATGCCGGAAAATCTATCTCATGTAGAGCTCGTTCAATCATATCTGTAAAATCTAAAAAAGATTTATCACTACCGTTTTTCTTATAATGTTTATAAGTGTCTATCTTTCTAGTAAACACATCAAGTGATTCTTTTTTTTGTGATTCTTTCTTATAAACTAATACCGGATCCTCTAATAAGTTTCTTGACTTATCATACACACCTAAGGACCAATCAACATAAGTAAAATTATCTTGAGATAATCTATTATCAGATCTCTTAACAAAATTATTAGTTAAGGCGTAATCAATCATACAGTCTTTAGTATCAAATATTTCTTCCTCAAAGTATCTTCTACAATATGAATGTAATGTTCTAAATCTTGAGAATGATTGTGAATTTAAATTAGGGAAAGCTTCTAAAGCTCTTATCTTAGCCGTGTCTACTGCTTTATTAGTAAAAGATATAAAAGCAATCTTCTCTGGATCAGTACCTTGTTTAAGGTATTTTTTAACAACTCTTTCAATTAAAGTCCAAGTCTTCCCTGTTCCTGGAGGACCAAATATTTTAATTGTCTTGTTGTGTATCTTTTTTTGTTTCTGGAGTCCTAAATTTTGCGTGGTATCCATCATCCATCTCACTAAGTTCTTCTTGGTTATTATTTTTTGGTTTTATTTTTTGGTGGTTAACAAAGTCAGGCATAGTTACATACCAGACGTTACGCTCGCCTTCAAAGAAATCATGTTTTTCACATTTAAGTAATCTAACTGCTTGGTTAACAGTGTTAAATGGAGTTTTACGTCTACCTAAAAAGTCTGCAAGTGTATTACGTTTGAAGTAACAAATGTTTTCTTTACTATCTAGTACTGTGTAACCATCTTTAAGTTTAGTGAAATCATCCTGTTCAATCGTACTTTCAAAAAATATTTTAAGTGTATTATACTTCTCTTCCTCTACTGTATCTTCATATTTGAATGAAATATTCTCTACAGCACTTTCTAATAAATGTTTCATTAATAACTCAAATGGACTAGGCCCCTTTTTAGGCCTAGGTAAAGTAAGCCAAAAGATTCTGTACTTAGCTAAACACACACGCCATGATTTCTCATCTTTAGTATCTTCCGGTTTAAATGTAATATGTTTATCTCTAAAATCACACTCAAATAAAATACCTTTTGAATCTTCTGTATAAGTTAGATCTGTAAATTCATTTTTAATATCTGGCGCTTGAGTACCGATTCCAAGTTTTCTAAGCTTACAAGTTTCTTTATCACATATAGAAGCTACAAACATATGTTTAGGGGGACAAAAGTATTCATAACCTTTTGTATGTACTGACTGTGCAGTGCCATCGCTTTCAGTTCTTTTTAAAACACCTTTAGGGTGAGTTGCAAATATTTGTTTTTGTCTTTCCCAAGCAATATCTTTTAATTGTTTTACAGTAAGGTTACCTTCTGCTTTCTTCATTTCAGTAACACAAACGTTAAACAACATGCTGTTTCTATCTCCAGACCAACCTTCTTGAATTACTTTTTGTACACAAGGTGGATAGTCTCTCCAATCTGTCTCTGCGTTGTATTCAGTTACTTTGTAATTAAAAAAATCTTTAGGGGTAATAGTTTTCTTTTTTGCTAATTCTAAAAAACCACCTAACATTAAAGGTGTGTTAGTATCATCAAAGGCATACTCAACTGCAGCATTAGCATTAAAGTAAGGCATCCCTACTGCTTTATTCAATGGAAATACTTCTTTAGATAAAAAGTATTCTTTGTTAATCTCTTCTAGTTTTTCTTTTACTTTTTGTTTGTCTGCCCAATCTGAAAAAAATATAAATAAATGTAATCCACCTGACTTAGATTTGACAGGCAGTAATGGTAGTTTAAAATCTTTAATAATGTCTACGTATTTTTTAGACGTGTATTCTTTGTAGTTAGCTGGATCTATATCTATGCAAGACCATTTAAGCTTATCTCCATTTTCCGGTCTTACCCCTATTTGTTTTTTACCATCCACATGACCCTTCCACAATTCTTCTGTGACTGGTTCGTGGATCGTGAGGTAATCAGCTTTTCTCTTACCCCGTTCATCCATCTCCCCCGTCAGAGAGATGGTGATGAACTGGGAAGAGTCGCCTTCAAATAAATGAAGTAACTCTTTTTGCATTAGAACGGTGTACTTTGACTTTCAACCTGCTTAACATCAGCAGATCCATCTTTACCGAAGTCTACCTTACCAAAGATATCGCTTTTCTTAGCGGTCTCATAAAACGCTCTTGTCGACTCTAATGTGCCCGACAATTTTGGATCGTCTAGATAGCTATCAAATTCGACAACCCAACCGTACCAAGAGTTTTGTGAGTTACTTTCTTTAGTGGTCTTTAGTCTATAGGCCGTTGCCCAAGACGGTGGAGTAAAGAAACCATTTTTACCTTTTAATCTACGACTCTGCATCATAGAGTTCCAGGTTTTACTCTTTTTCTTTTGAGTAGATTTCATAGAGATTAGTGCGGTCTCAACCGGCAAATAATCCTTATCCAAGATATATACAAAATGGTTCCCTGTATCTTCGATATAGTTTCCATTTTCTAATCTATCTTTACCATCATCGCCTCTACTTGTTTGAGACATGATCGCAGGATCATTGTGAATACCCACAGGTCTCCCTGGACTATCACCTCTATCTTTCCACTCATTGAAAGTGTTTATATATAAACATGGTACAACGATCAATCCGTCTTTTCCTTTGAAAAGATTTCCAGACGTCTCATTGTAAATGTCACCTTGTTTAGCAGCTTCAATATACTTGCCATCTGAATCGTCAAGTACTGGTGAATTGCTATAAAGGATTTTTAAGATAGGGAGTTTAGTATCCCTTGCAGTCACGAACTCTTGTCCTTGTCCTGCTAACTCTTCCAAATTAAATTGCGTTGGAACACCCGCTTCTTTTTTCACAGCTACATTGTTAGCTGCATCTTGCTTTATTTGCATGTTTACTCCTTCATTGTTAGTTTGGTTCTTGTTGCTACATAAACACCGAATAAATCGGCAGGAACGTCTTTCCCTTTTTCAATTTGTTCTTTTACGAACGCTTTGAGAGTCATCGGTTCTACCTTTTCGGCTTGTTTAACATTATGCCCTTTATTTCGTAATTCGTCAACCAAAGATTTTGCTGAATTGTCCTCGTTACGACCAAAAGTTAATGTTATGTTGTTTTTGATTAGATCTCCAAATTGATTTTCTCGGAGCCAATCAAAAGCTTCCTCTGTTCTGGATGCAGGTATTCTCGCACCGTAGTATGGTTTAATCTCTACTGAGGAACCATCCGTAAGTTTGATTTGTGCTACACCAGCTTTTTGCATTAAGTTAGGGATATCCGATTCGGAAAGCTTCAACTCTTCTTCTTTTTTCTTTTTTAGTTTATCTTCTAGCGTTGATACTTCCTTCTGAATGTCCAATAGCTTATTACATAGTTCAGCAATGTCTGACGACATGCTTGTATCGATAGTTATGTTTTTCGATAGTTGTTCTAAGTCCATAATGACCTCCTTGAGTACCATGTAAATTAATGATTTGACACTGTCAATAAAAAAATATATTTATTTTTAAAAATACATTAAATTGTATTAAAAAAGAAACATGAAAAAATTTGAATATAAAACTGAACCTTTTGATCATCAACGTACAGCATTGAAACAAGGTGCCAAGTGGGGAGCTTATGCTTACTTCATGGAGATGGGTACAGGCAAAACTAAAGTTGCCATAGACAATGCAAATTATTTATTTTCTACAGATTCTATTACACACGTCATGGTTGTTGCACCTAATTCAGTTTATAGAAATTGGATTAAAGAAATAGATATTCATTCACATACTGACTACACAATAAGTGTACACAAAGATAAAAAAACTTATGGTAAGGGTAAGATACAATGGTTTTTAATTAATGTTGAAGCACTTAGTCACAAAAGTGGAGTAGACGTAATATCAAAATTAATTAACCGTCATGGTCAGAAGATGATGTGGATTCTAGACGAATCCACGACAATAAAAAACAAAACAGCAAAAAGAACAAGAAACATTTGTAAACTAGGGAAACAAGTAGCATACAAACGTATCCTAACAGGCTCACCAATAACAAAATCTCCATTAGATTTATATACACAATGCGAGTTCCTAAGTCCAGATCTTTT